AGTGCAATTCAAATAGGGGAGAACAACAACAAAGTTGAAGATGTTTTTATGAATCTTGATGATGTACTCAATGAGGATTTTAGACACCCCATCCCAATGGGAATCGTTGGGATAGATAAACTACTGAAAGGTGGTTTGGCTAAGGGTGAATTGGGTGTGATTTTGGCACCAACAGGTGTTGGTAAAACGACCATTCTTTCAAAAATTGCAAATAGTGCCTTCAACAATGGTTATAATGTTTTACAGTTGTTTTTTGAGGACAACCCTAAGGTAATTCAAAGAAAACACTTCACAATGTGGACAGGTATTGCACCTGATGATCTACCGAATCACAGAGAAGAAGTTCTTGAAAAAGCACGTGAAGTTAAGGAGGAAATGACAAATAAGTTATACTTAAAAAAATTACCTTCAGATACTCACACTATGACTCAGATCAAAAATATGATTCGTAAAATGATTGCGGATGGTCATAAAATCGATATGCTTTTAGTTGACTATATCGATTGTATTGTACCTGACAAAAACTTAGGTGATGAATGGAAAAGTGAAGGTTCAGTCATGAGAGGTTTTGAAGCTCTTTGTCATGAACTAAATGTTGTGGGATGGACTGCGACACAGGGTAACAGAAGCTCTATATCTTCTGAGGTTGTAACCACCGACCAAATGGGTGGTAGTATTAAGAAGGCTCAAGTAGGTCACGTTATCATTTCCGTGGCAAAGACCTTACAACAAAAAGAAATGAATTTGGCTACCATCGCCATAACCAAATCTCGAATTGGTAAAGATGGTGTTGTTTTTGAAAACTGTAAGTTTGATAATGAAATGCTTGAAATTGACACGGATAGTTCAGTAACTTTTTTAGGATTTGAAGAAAAGAAAGAAGAACAAAAACGTGATCGTATTAGAGAACTCATGGAAAAAAGACAACAACGTGAAAAACAAAACTAAATTTATAAAATTTTAAACAATGGAAGAGTTATTAGATATGATATCTAGTGATGTCCGTTACGTTATCAAACGTAATGGAGATAGGGTTTTATTTGAGTCTGAAAAAATAAAAAGGGCGGTTGTCAAAGCTATGGAAAGCGTCGAAAAAGTAGATGATGAAATGGCTGAGAAAATTGCTCGATTGACTAAAAAAAGTTTATTCAGAGGTGATAAACTTAGAGTACCTCATGTAGATGAAATTCATGACATGGTAGAAAATAAATTGATGGATAATGGGTTGAATGATGTTGCTAAGGAATATATCATTTACAGATCAATTCATCGTCCCAACATCTTTTCAAAGAGGGTAAATCTGAAACCTTATGAATATCCTGAGTTGAGTGAATATGTTGATGCTATCCGACATTCATATTGGGTTCATACTGAATTTAATTTCACATCAGATATACAAGATTTCAAAGTACATTTGTCTGATAAGGAAAAAATGGCGGTTCAGAGAGCTATGTTGGCAATATCTCAAATTGAAATTGCAGTTAAGACATTTTGGGGTGACATTTATAAAAGAATGCCAAAACCTGAAATTGGAAACGTAGGTGCAACTTTTGCAGAATCCGAAGTCAGACATGCTGATGCTTATTCACATTTGATTCAACTACTTGGATTGAATTCTGAATTTCAAAACTTGATGGAAGTTCCGGCAATCAGAAGACGAATAAAATATTTAGAAAAATCTATTTCGAATTCCAAAACAGTTGAAAACCAAGATTATTTTGAATCTGTAATTTTATTCTCGATGTTTGTGGAAAACGTTTCTTTGTTTTCACAATTTTTGGTTATCATGTCTTTTAACAAATTTAAGAATGTTCTAAAAGGAACTAGCAATGCTGTTGAGGCTACATCCAAAGAAGAGAATATCCATGCTGAGTTTGGATTTGATTTGGTGAATTTAATAAAAAAAGAAAACCCAAATTGGTGGACACCTCAACTTGTCGAGGATATCATTGATGCTACGATGGATGCCTACGAAGCTGAGGCTGATATAGTTGAGTGGATTTTCGAAATGGGTGATTTGGATTTCCTATCAAAAGAACAAACTTTGGAGTTCATAAAAAATAGATTCAACCTATCATTGAATTCTATTGGAATTGATAATGTTTTCAAAGTTGACAAAAAAATATTGGAAACAACTGAATGGTTTGATGATGAAATTTTGACAACAAAACATACAGACTTTTTTAACAAAAGAAGTATCAATTACAGTAAAAAACAAAAATCAATTACACTTAACGACTTATTTTAATTTATATAAAAACACAATATGGAAAATAGAAAACCATTCGATTGGATTAATGATGAATCGATCACATTCCTCCGTCGTGGATATTTGAGTGAGGGAGAACAACCCTTGGAACGTATCAAAATTATTGCTAACCACGCAGAAAAACTTTTAGGGATCGAAGGATTCGCCGATAAGTTTTATGATTATATGGGTAAAGGATGGTATTCATTATCGTCCCCTGTTTGGGCAAACTTTGGAAAAAAAAGAGGCTTACCTGTAAGTTGTTTTGGTTCCAATGTTGGTGACAACATTGAATCCATTTTATACACACAAGCTGAAGTTGGTGAGATGAGTAAAATGGGTGGAGGTACTTCTGGTTACTTTGGTAATATTCGTGGTAGAGGGGCAACCATTACAGATAATGGACATGCACCTGGTGCGGTTCATTTTATGAATTTATTCCAAAGCGTTGTTGACAATATTTCACAAGGATCAACACGTAGAGGTCGATTTTCACCATATCTACCTGTAGAACATCCTGATATTATGGAATTTTTGGAAATCGGTACCGAGGGATTCCCAATTCAAGATCTTACTCACGCAGTTACTGTTACCGACCAATTCATGAAAGAAATGATTGATGGGGACGGAGAAAAAAGAGCTATTTGGGCTAAAGTAATTCAACGCAGAGGTGAGATTGGTTATCCATACATCATGTTTTCAGATACAATGAATAACAACGCACCTGAGGTTTATAAGGATAAAGGAATGAAAATTTATAACTCAAATTTGTGTTCTGAAATCGCTCTTCATAACTCAGAAGAAGAATCATTCGTTTGTGTTCTTTCCTCAATGAATTTACTTCACTACGAAGAATGGAAAGACACTGACGCAGTTGAAACTATGATTTATTTCTTGGATGCGGTGGTTACAGAATTCCTAAGTAAAATTGATGACATTCGTAATAGTGGTACTTTGGAAGGTCAAAGAGCTTTTTTCTATTTAGAGAAAGCATACAACTTTGCTAAAAGACAAAGAGCACTTGGTCTCGGAGTTTTGGGTTGGCACTCTTTATTACAATCAAAGAATCTTCCTTTTGACAGTAAGGAAACCGCAAGATTGAATGTTGAAGTGTTCAAACTAATCAAAGATAAATCTTACAAAGCATCTGCTGATTTGGCGGAAATGTTTGGTGAACCAGAGACTTTAGTTGGATACGGAAGACGTAACGTCACACTGAATGCTATTGCACCCACAACATCTTCAGCGTTTATTTTGGGACAAGTTTCACAATCCATTGAACCAATTTGGTCAAATGCGTATGTAAAAGACGTAGCTAAATTGAAGGTTACCATTAAAAATCCTGTTCTGAAAAAATTATTGGCTGAAATGAACAAGGACACAAAAGAAGTTTGGAATAGTATAAAAAAATATGACGGTTCCGTACAACACTTAGAATTTTTGACAGATGAACAGAAGGATGTTTTTAGAACTTTTGCTGAAATAAACCAATCCTCAATTATTAATCAGGCTGCGGTGAGACAAGATTTTATTGATCAGGCACAATCATTGAATCTTATGGTTTCACCAGATATGCCAACTAAAGATGTTAATAAATTGTTGATTGATGCTTGGCAATTGGGTGTGAAAACTCTTTATTATCAACACTCTATGAATTCGGCTCAGGCTTTCGCAAGAAAGAAATTGAATCTAAATGACCTTGAATGCGTGGCTTGTCAAGCATAATTATTCAATATAATATGTATTAGATGAAAAACCCGACATGAAAGTGTTGGGTTTTTTTATATCCTAAAAAAAATAATGAGATATATTTATCAGTATGGCAAATGGTAAAACATATGGATTCACATTCCCCTTTGTAGATTCTTTCGACGGAAAATACTTAGATCTTACTGATTATCCTGCAGAAGAAGTACGAAGTAATCTTATTCATCTTCTACTTACTAGGAAGGGTTCAAGATACTTTTTACCTGATTTTGGGACAAGATTATTAGAATATATCTTCGAACCACTTGACGGACCGACCTTTCAAAGTATCGAAGCTGAAATTAGAGATTCAGTTCAAAAATTCATGCCACAATTACAATTGACCAATATATCAATAACTTCTCCAACAGGAGAAGCTGCAGGACTAACTGCTACTGAAGCTGGTGGTGTTATTGATCCTGGTATCAGAAGATACAATCAAGATGTTGCTGAATACACTGCCACGGTTAGGATTGACTATTCTATAACAAATGACGTTTTCAATACAAAAGATTTTGTCATAATAAATATTTAAGAGTATGGCTGAAAAAAGAATATCCTATACAGTAAGAGATTTTGCGGCAATTCGTCAGGAACTCGTTAATTACACAAAAACATACTATCCTGAACTAATTGATAATTTCAATGATGCTTCGGTGTTTTCTGTTTTTTTAGACCTTAATGCTGCAGTTGCAGACAATTTACACTACCACATAGACAGAAGTATTCAAGAAACAGTCCTTCAGTTTGCACAACAAAGATCGTCGATATATAACATTGCGAGAACTTACGGTTTAAAAATACCAGGACAGAGACCGTCTATAGCATTGGTGGACTTCTCAATAACAGTTCCGGCATCTGGAGACAAAGAAGATGAACGATACTTGGGTACACTAAGAGCTGGTAGTCAGGTTATTGGTTCAGGACAAATATTTGAAAATTTATATGACGTAAACTTTGCATCACCATTCAATCAAGATGGTTTTCCAAATAGATTAAAAATTCCAAACTTTGACGCAAGTGGTAATTTGATAAATTATACAATTACTAAACGAGAAACCGTCGTAAACGGTATAACCAAAGTTTTCAAAAGAGTTATCACACCCAATGATGTAAGACCATTCTTTGAGTTTTTCTTACCTGAAAAAAATGTATTAGGTGTAACTTCAATTATCCAAAGAGACGGAACTTCGTATTCAAATGTACCAACTCCTCAAGAGTTCTTGGGAGCACAAGGTAGATGGTATGAAGTACCTGCACTTGCTGATGACAGAGTTTTCATTGAAGACCCTACCAAGCCTTCGGATGACCCGGCGATAAAAGTTGGTAGATACATTCAAACACAACAACGTTTCATTACTGAATATACTCCTGAAGGATTTTTGAAAATCACATTTGGAGGAGGAACAAACACTGCCGAAGACCAATTAAGAGAATTCACTGCTTTGGACGTACCATTGAAAATTCAAAGATATCAAAATAATATGATGTCTTTGGGGTCGACACCTAAGGCAAATACAACTTTATTCATCCAATATAGAATAGGTGGAGGTTTAGGAACCAATTTAGGTGTCAATGTTATAAATCAAATTGGATCTGTAGACTTTTTTGTAAATGGACCTTCGGATTTGATTAACACTTCAGTAATCAATTCTTTGGCATGTAACAATATAACGGCGGCAATTGGTGGTGCGGGATATCCGTCCACAGAAGAAGTTAGAAATTACGTTACGTTTAATTTTTCAGCTCAAAACCGTGCTGTTACCATAAATGACTATGAGGCGATTATAAGAAATATGCCAGGTCAATTTGGTGCACCTGCAAAAGTATCTATTACAGAAAATAATAACAAAATTCTGATCAACGTTTTGTCATATGATTCTTCAGGGAATTTGACTTCTGAGGTTTCACAGACAATGAAAAAGAATTTGGCGGAATATCTCTCGAATTATAGAATGATCAATGATTATGTACAAATCGGAAATGCACAAGTTATAGATTTAGCGGTGGATGTACAAGCGGTCTTAGATTCAACACAAAACCAAGGTGCCGTAATCTCCAATATTATTGATAGAGTAACAACATTCTTTAGTCCAACAATCAGAGAAATGGGAGAAGATATTTTGGTATCTGAATTAAGTCGTCTGATTCAATCAGAAAATGGTGTCATAAGTGTTGGAGAAATTAAGTTATACAATAAAGTAGGTGGACAATATAGTTCATCACAAACTTCTATGCCATATTCTGATGTTGCAACAAAAGAAATTTCATTAGTTGATAATACAATCTTTGCAGAACCTAATCAGATTTATCAAATTAGATTTCCGGCTAAAGACGTTACCGTCAGAGTCAAGAATTATCAGACAACTAATTTTTCCTAATCTATAATTTTCAGAACTTTCAATTACTTTATATAAAATAGTGGATAAACTATTTATCATAGAAAGTTTCTTTTAATGTCCAAATCATATAGAATAAGAACCCAAGTAGGTGTAGACAGACAAATCAATGTTCAATTGGATCAAGACTTTGATCAAATTGAGATTTTATCATTGAAGATTAGGAGTGAGGATGTCTACACCAGAATGTGTGCAGATTACGGAGTAGTCGTAGGAAGGGTTTTTACAAACGGAGGGTATGGGGTCCCAAATGCAAAATTATCAATATTTGTTCCCATAACAGACGAGGATTTTAACAATGAAATAATACGAGATCTTTATCCGTATCAAACTATAGAAGATACAAATGAAGATGGTTATAGGTATAATCTTCTTCCATATGAAAGAAATCACGCAGGACATGTTCCAACCGGAACATTCCCAAGTAAAAATGACATTCTTACAAATCCTGCTCTAATTCAAGTTTATGACAAATATTACAAATATACGGTCAAAACAAATGGTAGTGGTGACTTCTTAATAATGGGGGTTCCTATAGGGACTCAAACTTTGGTAATGAATTTGGACCTGTCAGATATGGGACCATTCTCTCTTTCACCTCAGGACTTGGTCAGAATGGGAAGAGCAAGTTCAAGTGATTTCAATACGGCAGATTTCAATTCATCGGTAGATTTTCAGTCATTACCTCAGATAGTAACCCTAAATCAGAGTATAGATGTTCAACCATTTTGGGGGCAACCTGAACTTTGCGACGTTGGAATTATACGACACGACTTTAATTTGGGGGATGTAGGTGTAAGTATCGAACCTACAGCAATGTTCATGGGTTCATTAACTACAAACATTGACGATAAAGCAATTGCAAACGGATGTAGACCACCATCTGAGATGGGGAACCTTTGTAACCTAACGACAGCGCCTGGAGAAATAGTTGCAATCAGACAAACTATATTTCAAGATAGTAATGGATTACCAATATTGGAACAAGCAGAATTACCGAATGGAGGTAAAGTCATCGACGAAGAAGGAACTTGGTTGTTAGAAGTCCCAATGAATTTGGATTATGTAACAACAAATGAGTTTGGTGAACAAATATTGAGTAACGATCCTAAGATCGGTGTACCAACGAAAGGAAAATATAGGTTTAAAATAAAATATGGACAATCACCTGATTTAGAACTTTCCGAAACGAGACGTGCGTATTTCTTAGTTCCAAACGTGAAAGAATATGGTTGGACAAATTCTCTGTCTGACCCATATTATAGTTTGAATACAAATTCTTCAAACTACAAAGATTTATTAGGTTCATATTATTTTGGACTTGATTGGTCTGGTTATACGAATGCACAAGCGGCTGTAAATTGTGAAGACACATTTTATGAGTTTGTATACAATAAAGTTTATACAGTTTCTGGGCTTATTGACCAATATTTTAAAGGATTGAATAGGGGTAATTTCATTGGTATCAAAGAAATTACAGATTCAGAATGTGCTTCGGAAAATAACAAATATCCTGCAACAGATGGTGTAAGGAATTTCGACTTATTATTTTTTATTGTTAATATTTTACTTACAATCTTATCTCCATTAGCAGTTGTCCTTATACCTGTATTACATTTTATTGCCCAATTTTGGCCAATATTCAGAACCATAGTAAAATGGGTATTACCATTATATTGGTCGGCTCAAATTGTCACTATGCTAGTAGCTATTGCAGGTTCCGCAGGTATTGCATGGGGATTAATAGGTCAGGTTATTTTCAACGGTTTGTTACTTATCGCTTGGAATAGACTTATTGCTCCGCTTTTGGATAATTTTACATTAAAACAATTGAAGTTACCAATGTTGAGTTATCCTGACTGTGAAGCTTGTGATTGTGAAATTTTAGATTTGGATTTGCAATTTCCTACGTTCAAAATTCCGGGTTATGAGTTTGGTACTAATATTAGTTATGGAGATTATGACATGTCATATCGAGGTAGTAATTCTCTGTTGATCTCTTCGAATAGTTCAATAACTTGGGGAGCCCTTATCGGTGACCCTGGAAATACTGAACCCCAAGGAATTGATTCTAGTTTATATCCAAGTGGGTCACAAAGTAACAGAAATTCCAAATATCAAGCTGATATTGCGGGATTTCAATATTCTTTAGGAGGATATCCTATTGGTACATCCGTGGGAATGAGTATTGTTGAGGCACCAAGTCAGCCTATCACCACAACATTGCAAGCGAATGTAATTTTATCTCAATCGATGAATCTTGCCAATATTAGAGAGAGATATTTTGAAGATTCTAATGTCATCCAAACCACAGTCTCTAATACAAATTTTGTTTCAGATTCTGTAACCGATAATGTAATGGTTTTATTGATGCAACCTGGAACATATATTCCTAATGGTACTCTTATGAGTTTTGTAGATCCAACATCAATTACTGATTTGAATCTTTCTTCTACAACTCAAAATCAATTCGGTAATTTTTCTATTACGGGTACGTCTCAAACTGGTGTTGTTTCCAAAACTGTGAGTTATATACAAACAAACGCAGTACCCGCCACGGCAAATTTATATATAACAGGAAATACTGCGGAAACTTATTATAAACGAGCTACAGGTATTGAATATTTTCAAGTATTGACTGGTATGACGGCTCTAGATGTGGAAAATACATTGAGTTCATCAAGTTCACTTTTACGAAAATATTTCATTGATAAAACCCAATATATTGGATACACAGACAGTGCAGGTAATTCCAGAAATGTTACACTAAATTCACTAAAATCTATTGGTGATACTTGGGAAGATTATATTTTCTATTTTGTAGTTAGAGGTGTTGATCCTTATACAGAGAGACAAAATATTAAATATGATTTATCTAAATTGTTTGGTTTTCCACTAGGAAGTAACAACGTATCCGTAGAAGGTTCTTATTATTTGAATATACCGATCCAACCCAACTCCGGTAGTGGATCGTGGAGGACAAATGCTAAATCACCTGAGAGCCATCAGACATCATATAGTACATCACCACTTTATCATGTTCCTTTTAATTTTTCTGTATCTCAGCAAGATTTTCTGTCAGTAACCACAAATTCTATAAGTAATTATTCATCATTAGACAAAGACCAACTAGGTTTCACACCTCATCCGAGCTATTATACATTACAGAATTTTATGAATAATTCATATTCATTTGGCGGTTCTTTATCTGATGATGGAGTTATGAATCAATTAGTACTTTTCCAAGGTATAGGTTCATCAGCACTTTACCAAGGAGTAATTGAGGGTGGTTCTTTAGCTGCAGGACAAAATGCAAAATTTTCAATTTACTCACCAAAATATTCAAATAATTTGTCGGTTACGATTACATATAATAATTTGTCATCTAATCCCAAATTAGTTTTGAGGTCTGATAGATTACCAACTTCAGATGTTTTAAACAATTCAGGTAATAACTCCTTTAGTCTATATTTAAATCCGGACTTTGCAATTTATTTATTAGATGATAATCAACAAGAACCTGCTATTGTTTTACCGGGTAATTTTGATTTGGGGCAGCGAGTCGATGGTCAGGGGTTGGATAATAATTTTGATCGAGTTATTACTTCATTTAGTTGTACTGGAATGGTACCCTTGTCTTGTTACGAAACAGATTCAAATGGTGGTTTGATAATAAAAACCCCATGTCCTGAAAACGAAAATCCGGTAAGAGTAAAAGATGGTTGTTACGATTTGTTATCTCCAGATGAAAGAGGTAGTTATATCAGAACGATTAGACCTGCGATTGAAAACTATTTTGAATGGTTACAAAGATTTAGATTAACATTTGCATTTTGTCGCGGTGTATTCTCCCACATTTTTGTTAATTCATGGATAAATGGAAATTTATATGCATTTCCATTCAAAAACAAACCAAGTTTTGATGAGAATAACATGTTACAAGTAAGACAAGTAACAGGTGTTGCACCCTTTCAACAAGTAAGATATTCTTTCTGTGCCGATACTATTGTATTTGACCCGAATTCAAATAATTTTTATTACAGATCAAGTCCTTGGGACAGTAATAGTTCAAGTTTTATTGGTAAATTATCACCAACATCAACTGCCGGTGGTATAATACCTGGTATTGACATTGAACCACTTAACAAATATAACTTGTTATATCCAACTACCATTATGGATTTGGGTCCAAAGTACATATGGAGTAAAGATGTTATCCTTTCACCTAACTATCACGGTTACCAAATGGATAACCTCAATTCTACATCATGGAATGAAATCGATAATTTATCACAAATTTTCATAATTTCTCGATTAGTAAATGTAACATTCCTCCAACAAATTTTATCATCGGGACAAGCAGCAATTTCATCATTTTTTTCAAGAGATGGTCAAAGAATTGACGGAGATTATGCTCAGATGTTACAAATTAATTCACAATACGGAATATCCCCCTTCAATGAAGGAAACTATGTCGATGACCCTGCGGTTCCTGGGGATAATCCAATATACATATCAACCACAAATGATGGAACATCTGTTTTCGGATTGTTTTATAATTCATACCCATCTGATAGAGATTTAATTTCACCACGTAGAATTGACAGAAATATCACAGGAGCTACACTGACCGCCGATTATTTGGAAGTAAAATCCCAAACTGTTCCTTTCTATCAGTGGAGAAATAATGCTTATACTCCTCTTGGAGTTTCTGCTGAGCCTTCAATCTTTGGTAACGATCGTAACACATGGTACTCACAGATGTCAAATTTTCGTGGCCTAAATATCTTATCTCGAAAATATCAAGAATTGGATAGGTTGAACACCCCTTTCTTTATAGGAAATAACGGTCAGATTGAGAACAAACTCGGGTATATCTTCCAACGAAATGCTGTGGGAGAATATGTTCCACAAAATACTGGTGGAACCAATTTTACAACATTGACTTCCGCACCATGGTATTTTTATTTTGGACTTAAGACTGGTGGAAGTGCTATGGATAAATTTAGACAACTTTATATTGGTGGAGAATGAATAAGAATCAGTATAATGTAATAAGGCCGGATTTACAATTTGCTTCCGCACCTGATAGTGATATTTCTATCAACACTTATTTGGATCAGACACAATCCGAGGTGATTGATTATGATAGAACAGTTACTGTCAACTTAGCGACTCTTTTTGATAATGAACGAAATAGTTCAACAACCTTTAGACCTATCCTTAAGATTTCATACATTTATGAAAATTCGTTGGTCGGATCTACGCAATATGAAATTTATCGAGACAGATTATATTATGTAAATCCTGAACAATCATCACCATTACTTGGTGGAAACAACATATGGAGTGGGTTACCTTCTTATCAAGAATTTGAATTCATTAGAACCGACGAAACCAATCCACAAATCAATTACAAAGCGATTAGTGCTTCCTCATACAATTGGAGTATGGTAATATCTTATCCATATTTTAATGACCCGAATGTTCCTATGAATTATTATTTTGAGGATAATAGTTCGTTATCTCCTTGGACATCTGGTGATGGGATACCATTTTACATTTCTACAGGAAGTGATAATGGATTACCAATCATTCAGTTTAATTGTATTGTAAAACATGGATTGGCTGAAGGAGAATGGGTTGAATTGTCATTTGATTATCAGGGTACCTCAACATTTCAAGTGTTTAGTTTAGGAAATGGTACTGAAGGATCAGACGAATATATTTTTAACTTAGATAATGTTGGTTATACAGGGACCACGTTTGACTCAGGAAACCAAGGAACCTTCAAAAGAATTTATGATATAAATAATATTACCGAATCTAAGTCTTCATATTACGTCCGAGTCCATAAGGTTATCACTAATCCCCAAGACAGTTTGATAACATCCAACGGGTTTGAATTGAATTCATTCCAAGATTATGCCGCATATCAATTTTCATCACTAACACCAAATAATGTTGCCTCCATAGCTAAATGGCAAAGTTCGAACAGTTATAATGTTACTGTTGCTAGGGACTTGGATATTACTGAAAGATTGTTAGACAATAACAATAGACCTGTGAGTCAAATATTTGCTACTTTCCAAAATGTTGGTTACTATGGGTGGTGGAACAAACTGAGACGAGGTTGGGAATTTAACATGTTACCAGGTCAGACAAACCCATGGTGGGATCTCACCAACGGACTGGCAGTTGAGTCAAACTTAACGACTAACTATACAAGAAATGTAAATGGATCAACCGTATGTGTGAACCCACCAGATTGTTATACTTTCACAGTCAATTTACCTCGAGTTAGTGGAGACACACTTTATGGTGATTGGTGTGAATTCAATAATATTACACAAAGAGAAAGGGTTGTTTCAAAGTACATGAATAAGTTGACGTATTATACCAAAGGATTTGATGTGTCAGGAGAACCAACCTCTAACCCTAATGGATATTACTATCAAACACATTATCCAATTACTTTGAAAGTATTCTCTGATTACGTAGAATCCGCGGATTCTGATTTTGTTGAAGGGGTGCCAAATTATGCTTTTTACAGTCAATCCTTACAGAGTTGGTTGTGGAGAGATTTATATCCTTTAGGTTTTATTGACACAAACGGAGATGGGGTTGATTATCCATTTTTGAATGATAGTCATTATCCATTTACAAATATTATATTCAGATTGTATCCCGAAGGGGCGTCCTTTGACATAAACTCATTATATTCGGTTGTATCCGATCCAATTATCGATGGCTGTGAATAATAAAAGAATTGTACTTCCAAATGCTGTTGGAACTACACTTGATATACCGATTGAACAAACTTGGGATTTTCAAGGATTACAAGAATCAATTGAACAATATGAATTGAGTATTTTAGAAACCATTTTGAACAAAGATGAGGATTTCGAGGTCACTAGGTTTGCACACAATCAGGATCAAAATGAGGACACCTCAATTAGTTATGCGTTCCAAATGTGGGACCCAAATGTTATTGGTGGTTCCTATCAAGAATCCTACACTTCGAAATTTTCTGTTGAACAAATTTACTATTATCAAAAACCATTTACCAAATCATTTTGGAAATTGGACTTATATTCATCACCTCTGAACAGAGAACAACAGGCATATGTAACCATCATACTTCCAACACAACAAGGATTTACTGAATCGGCGATTCTTAATGGAACCACAAACGTAAACATAAAGAAACCTTTTTATCGATTGAATTACGTTGGCGATAAAGAAGGATTTTTTATTTATTGGTTAAAAAAGAGAGATTTTTTGAACGTAAATGAGTTTTATATGACCGCAAAGTTTTTTGATGGAAGTACAGGACAATTTGTAAAAATGTTGAATACACCACAAAACACCATGTCAAACGTTACGGATTTTCCACCCGAAGAATATTTTTATTATAAAGTGGTGTTGGATTATGTTACAGAAAAATATGATGTTTACCATTACCCAACATTGGTAAAGGCCGGGACAAAATCAAATCCCATAACTTGGTATGAATACGTAAACCCATAATGGAAAGTCAAACAATGTATGTGAATATTTCACCTGGTAATTTATCTACCTTGGTGCATCAAGTCACTCTTTCGGGTGATACTTTTGGTGTGTACTCAGGTATGACTCAAATGCTTACGGGTGGTACAAACAACACATCATTATTTACAGGTCTTACCATACCAGTATTGTTGGTTCAAAATACTATCGACTTGGGATATTATTCAGTTTTTGATGGTGCTATTCTACAACAAAATGTTGTTAGTAATTTTATTTTTTCATCAACCACTATAAATCCTTATGAATGGTTTGTCTACAACACAGTTGATTCAGAATTTAACGCCTTTTTACAGTTGTCAAGTTATTTTATTGATTGGGGTGATGGTAGCCCTGTCCAACAAATAACAAACTATGCTCCTAACTCGATTTCACACGTTTACCCTAACGTAAATTCTGAATATACAATTACGATGTATCAAAACAATCCGTGGGGTAACACAACTGTTAGTAAGTCAATTCAGGTTCCATATGTGAATGTCCCAAATTTTAATCCACAAGGTACTGCGTATTTTACACCTAATGTTGGATCGTGGACCGCAACTCCTGTATCGTACGACTACATTTTCACAGGTGATAGTGAAAACGTTGTCAGTGCTCAAACATCTAACAACTATACATCCGTTCCTTTTACAATCACAGGTATTACATCATCAAGAATCACTGAACTTCAACAATACGGTTCGAATCAATATGTCTTACTACTTCCTGTCAAAAGAGAAAGTATAGATTTCGGAATTATTACAGATATGAACTTGTCTTATACCGCATATACAATCCAAGATGTAAACTACGTAGACTTTGCAGACGGAACAACAATTTATGAGATTCAGTCGTCAGGATTAATCCAAGAATGGATG